GTGTTGGCTTGATAGCGGTCTTCTTTGCGCCTGTTCTAGATCTTGCTTCAGCCAACGCTTGATTCTTGATCTTCCTAACATCGGCGGCTTCCATGTTTGGATGAGCCTGCCGTTTCTGGGAGACCACTTTACTTGCAATAACCTGGGCTTGTCTTTCGAGTGGCGCATTTTTCAGGGCCAGGTTTAGTTTTGCGTCGAGGGATGAAACTTGAGGGGCGTATGTTTTCTTGGCGGAGGATGAAGTTTCAATAGGTTTTGTATTAACGGCTTCCTTTCGTGCGTCATTAGCCAGACCCTTTAACTTATTAGAATGATCCGCATAGATGAACTCAACCCTAGTACCTGATGGTTCTGAAACAAGAGTACGAGCATTTTCAGTTACAGCAAGACGTTCGTGCTTCTCCATCTTTGGAACCATCTTGCCGGTTCTTACATACTCCTTCTTTCCAGTGGCGGGGTTTGTTCTGAGCTTTCTTTCTGGAATCAGTTCGCCTGTTGGCACATAGGCTTTCTTTCCAGTAGATTTCTCAATAGGTCCACCTTGAGCCGCTGGTCTAGGTTTCCTTTGAGCAATGTAATAAGCGGCACCCGCTTTTGAAATCAAAGTGGATGCGCCAGCTCTCTTACCGCCTTGATACTTCTCTTTCAACTGGGCAATACCATTGTTTCGTTCTGATGCTTTGAAATCAAGATTATGTTTCTCGGCATCGATAACAACCATTGAATGCCTAACTGCACGAGCAAGCTCGTCAGCCTTAGCACCATGAATGGTCATATCGGTAATCAGATTGGAAACACTGCCCATCTCTTGTTGTTTACGAGAAGCAATTGGAGATCGCCCTTCATAATCAACTTTGCCATGTTTAATAATCCCACCATCAATAGTTCGCATTCCTTCGTATGGTGGGTACGAACGTTTAGTATCAAAGGTTTTAAGACTTTCAAGAGCCGGAGTACTTTTAACTGACGCCCTGTTATTGGGAATTAGAGTAACATAATCACCATCGAAATCAGCACCAGACAAATGCTGAGCAACACTGTGATGAATACCAATAGCATCAATAGTTTGTTTGCCCAATAAATTTTTAGCTTCTTTATTACGATTGTTCACCGTAAGTTGTGGAATCTCAAACGTACCGCCATGTGGATAACGAACTAAGGCTACACGAGTTCCATTATTAAACGAAGGCGCATAAACTTCATGCGGCTTCATTGAGTTAACTGGCAGAAGCACCTTTGTCGCTTGACCAGGTAAAGCAGCAGCTTTGAGATGTACTGATGCAGAATCAGTTTCATCAGCAAAAGTTTCAAGAAGCTTTTTACGAACAGTCGGATTCGTCAAACGCTTGATGTTATTGTACTCATTAATACGACGTTCATACGTAAGATCGAGTTGAGATTTAGCTAATCTTGGATTTTGCTTTGACAACATCTGTGAAGGAAGATTTCTGGACCAAGTATCCCAGTCACCTTCTTCATTGACGATGTTCATTGCCGATGACACTTTGCCATCTGTGCCATGAACTTGCCGAACAATTGCGCCAAAGGGATTATCAGGATCAACATTGCCTGATGCATCCCTTTCCATTTCCTTCATTGCATCTTTCTTACGTCCAGTACTATTCTTATTAGTATTGAACACAAGATCTGTACCGGCAGGAAGATCTTCTTTGTAAACAGCCATTCCTTTCAAGTAATGCGTACCATCAACAGCGATACGAACTTGAGCATAATTGGAATTACCGATTGAAAGATCTTTTACACCTGGACGAACATAGATGACACCATCAGCTTCACTTCCACCATCTTCAGCATAATTGATTCCAATACGCCTTGCGCTTACAGAGATGGGGGGTTGAATTCCAAGATAAGTTCTCCCACCATCTTCAGAGTATGTGTCATTGATCTGCTTTATCTCACTACGATTATTGAAGACTTCAGAATACGGAGTACCAGGTTTAGCCAAAACTTTTATAGTAGTGAATTTACCAGTACCAAGTTGTTGAACTTTGACATAATGAACTGTGTATCCCTGTTCTTGAAGCATGGCTACAGCAGTATTGAACTTGTCCTTGCTGATACCAATTGAAACATTAGGATCATTGGACAGAGGCAAAGCTCTTTCAACTTGAGTACCAATATCTATGTAATTCTTTCCATCAACTTGTTTCTTCAGCATGTCAGCAGTAGCATGAAGAACATCAACTTTGTCTTTTGCACCAGGAGCAAGAAGAGCGCGTACAGAAGATTCGTTAAGACCCATGTGCTCACCGATCTTAACGTTCGAATAGCCCTTCTCTTTCAATGCTTCAGCTTGATTGACCTGCGATTGCTTTTTCTCAGCAAGAGCAATCGTTCGCCTTGCTCGATACTGTGTTGTGGTAAGACCCATACCATTAGCAATCTCAGTATCAGACATGCCTTGCTTGCGCATCATCTCGGCCGCATCAAGAAAGCTTCTATTACGAGTAGTACTAGCTCCTCCAGATCCCCAAGGATAACGACCAGAGTGTCTAGGAGTGCCGTAATGTTTTAGATAATCAGATTCTGAAATTATCACGACTCCTCCTCTAGCCTTAGTTGGTTGATCTGCTTATCGAAGTCCTGAATCTTCTCCATGATGAACATTATGTCGTCTGGATCAGCATCGAAAATTACAACCTCATTATCTTGATAAATACGCAATTCAATATTAATCGAGAATGGATCCTTGTCATACTCCAAACAGAATAGAGCAGCATAGACTTCAAGTTGATGAACCGAACCTGCTATGACTCCAGTCTTTAAGTCAAATATACGAAGAGTATTGTATCGAAATGAAATTGCGTCTGCTGTGCCAAAGCAATTCTCAGAATAGAACAGAACTTGCTCGGTGGTCATCCTGTGACGAATCGAATCATTGATGTATTGGCCTAGAGTACCAATGTGATCCGAAAGTCTACCAGCATTGATTTCACCTTGAGCATACAGATGTTGAGCTATACCGTAAGCTGCAGCCTGAGCTGTAGTCCAACGTTCAGCCAGCCTATTGGGTGTGTAATTCACCCAATGGTACTGACTTGGACTTAGAAATGCGTGTTCGCCTTGGAGGTTCAAATGCTTGTTGAAGCGCACTCAAAACCTCCTCTTCATTCTCAGGATAGATAAACGCGGCAAATGACATCTCATTCAAATGATTCACATAATACTTTTGATTAACTTGCTCGGCCGCATCCGCAGAACGTTTGACTTCGAGAAAGCCCCATTTATCCTTGTAGAGAATGAGAAGATCGCAAATCCCTTGTAGATAACCGCCGTCATTCTTGATTATCATACATCCAGGGAATCGGTCTCTGAGCCTTCTAATCAGTTTCGCTTGATACTGATTTTCGGTCACATGAGTCCTCCCACGATAGAATAGATAAAAAACAAAAACGGAGTTCTCACTCCTTCTATTATATCGTGCGATAAACAAACTAGGTAATGTCTAAACTCTCACAACTCGAAATTGTTGATAGGTAGGCCAAACATACGTACGATTCAGTATGGATTCGACAAGATCTTTCTCCAATAGTCCATAACGTTTTGCGCAATCAAACGAATCCTGACTGACTTCTCCGGACTTCACATCTTCAAGCGGATAGATGATAGGGTATTCGTATGGCCATTTGAATTGCTGGTTGTATTTGATCGCAAACCATCTTGGACGCCATACAAGATTGTTCACATGATTGTTGAATCTGTCTCCATTCAGATTGATGGGTGTATCATATGGTTCGAATTGACGTTCTATGAATGCGTTGGCAACCAGTAAAGGCACAGATCGATGATACTGAGTTCCCTCACGAACCAACCCGACATAAACAACGTCGAATTGGTTCTGAGACAGTGTAAGGAGCCGTCCAGATTTCTCAGATCGTATACGACCCCAATTACTCACACTGTAATTATCAAAATTCCTTATAGGTTTCCATTCTTCAGGCATAATTTCATCCTTTTAAACGGCTCTTGGGCAACGCGGAGCCTTGCGGCAGACTCTTTGCCAAGAAAACAGCTTGGGCAAAACTTTCTATATATACTCTACCTAATGTCTATTATTATATATATTACAGTACGTGCCTCTGAGATAGTAATTTGCCCGTTTTCGTTGGCAAATGAGACTCAGTCTCATTTAGAAGCTCTTTTTCGTCGAAATAAGTGGCATTGAAGCTCTTTTTGGACTTTAGAGTCCTCCAAATGGCAGAATCGACCACACTTCGGGATTTCAACACGTAATACCAAAGATGGGTGTAAGGAGTGTTCATACGATCAATTCG